CCGGAGCACGCGCGCCGCGTCGGCCGGCACCGCCGGGTCGATGACCAGATCGCTGCGCATGCATAGCTGCTTCCATGCATCTGCAAGCCGCTTCCACCGGCCAGCCGGCATCTCTTCCACAAAGGGCCAGTAGACATGCAGCCCCTTGCCGGAGTTGACGATCGTAGGGAGTGGAAGCGCGTGGTCGCTTATGAACGTCTGCAGCGCTGCGCTGGCAGAGGCCTTGTCCGCGTAAGAATTCTTCGGCTTCCCGACATCGAGGTCTAGAAACAGGCAGCGTAGTGTAGTGGCATGTATAGCCTGCCTGCGTCCTGCTTCTCTATCGAAAGTCGCGGGAGTGAAGTATGCATTTATTTTCTGTTGCGCCAGCAAAGACCCCTGCGCAACCAGCTCCTCAACCGAGTCGTGAAAAGTGGTTATCGCCGTATTGCCCTTTTTCCCAAACGCGCAGTACGGTCCCTGCGAGGGCAACACAGCTTCGTAGAATTGTGTATTCACGAAGCCCCACGGTACAAAGCACGGGGGGAAAGGCGGGGCGGCAGCCCGTGGTCTGCCTTTGTCAGGAGGGGATCAGCCTCCTCAAGCCCCTGGGGAAGCGACTATACCGCAGCGGCTGCTTTGTAGGTATCCAGCAGCGCCACCAGCCGTTCTACCGTACGGGCCCTAGGGCGCCGCTGCCCCGTGAACCACGCGTAGACAGACTGTTTCGAGGTGCCAAGATCCGCAGCCACGCGGGCGGACGAGATGTCGTGGGCGATGCAGTACTTGGCCAGTTGCACAGCAACGTTTTCCGGGTCGGCTGCGTTCACCTTCCCTACTATGTGAACAGAATACCCGCGGGAATCACGCATCGTCGTCCCCGGCCCACTGGCTCATGATCTCATCCATGCTGCGAGTCGGTGCCACTGGCTCGGGCTTCTTGGGGGCCGCACGCTTGACAGGGACTACAGCCTCCTCCGACGCTACTGCCGGTGCAGGGAGCGCGGCCACTGCTGCACCCGCAGCGGAGCTGGCAGCGTACTTCATGTCCACCGCGACCTTGGCTTCGTCGCTCTGCCCCTGCGCCCGGGACACAGCAACTTCCGTCTCCGACAGCGGTCGCACTGCCCGGAACTTCAGCACTGGCACCGCCGCCTCCGTGTCGAACCGCGCCTCGGTCACTACGCCGGAAATAGGCACCTGATGCCCCGCCAAGAAGTTAGCGTACGCGTACATCGGCATCTTCTCGTTCTTGGGCTCCCCGAAAAGCGAGGTCGCCGGAAGCTGCAGACGGTACACCGGCCCGCTCATGTCCCCTTCCAGCACGACAGCGAACCGCCGGCTGAATCTGCATGCACGGCTCTCGCCCTGCCCCGACCCCTTGATGTTCTGCGGGCAGGTAGCACAGCTCTCCGACTGCGGTGCGGACACGCTCGGATCCGGGGTCTTGCTGTCCGCCGACCAGCACGCCGGACCAGTAACCGCACCCTCTTCATAGTTGCTGCTGTAGTACGCCCGGCCCAGCGTCGGCGCCGCAGCGACCACGACGAAGTTCATGGCGCGGTCTTCATTCTTGGCCACTTCCTCGCCGCCCACGATCATGCGGAATACCCCGCCCTTGATCGAGATGGTTCGGCCTCCTGAGCCGCTGCTGGCGATCGACTTGGTGAAGTCGTCGTTGAAGTTGCGCAGGTAGTCGGGGAGAGCGGCGCCGTTCTTAAACAAAGTGAGATCAGGCATGGCTTTCTTTCAGGTTAAGTTAGTTAGATGCGCGACGCACGGTGATGGCGTAGCGAGAGTCGACATTGAGCCCTTCGGGCGTTTGCGACGGGTTGTCCGCCAGAAACTGTTTCATATGCGTCTGATGGATGCGTTGCTCCAGTAGCTCCGGTGCGTTGTGTTCTTGAATGAATTGATACATCGCCCCCCAATTGCTGGTCCAGTAACGTGTTTTGACCGTGCGGGTAAACGTGCCGTGCTTCGTCTTACCCCCATCCTGGCCGTTGGCCTTGCACAGTTCCAGAAGCGCCTGCTCGACAGTAGACATCTGCTGCTGCATTTCTGCAGCCTGCAGCTCGAACTCGCGGGTCAGCTTATCTTTTGCGTCTCGCAGCTTGATGTAGACCGACACAAGCTTGTCGGCATCGTAGTTCATGGTCTGCTCCTATGTGGAAGTGCTAGTGTGACACAGTTGAGGGCCGCTGTCAAGCGATCTCTTGTTTGTACAAGTCGACGAGTCCTTGATGCATATCAACCTTGCCATCCAGCAGGGCGTACATCCGCCGCTCTACAGAGCTGCCCTGCAGTCGTACTACGGTTACCGGATGGCGCTGCCCCGCGCGATGCGCCCTGGCGTTACCCTGCAGGTACATTTCTACAGAAGCGACAGGCCCCCACCACACGACAGTATCGGCACGGGTAAGCGTTACGCCGTGAGCTGCAGCCTGCGGGATCAGCAGGATGACCTTGGGGTCGTCCTCGTTCTGAAACTGCTTGATGTAGGTAGCGCGCAGTTTCTCCGGCGTCGACCCGTTGATAGCGACGTTGCTGACGTTCGCCTTGACCAGCTCAGATTGCACGCGCTCCAGCACGTGCCGGTAGGCGATGAACACGATTACTTTCTGGGAAGTCTGGGCGATGACGTCCAGCAACTCCTGTATCCGCGGCGTAGCGTCGAAGTCAACTACCCCTCGCTCGGTAGAGTACGTTGATGCAGCGGAGACTTGCAGCAGCTTGTTCAGCAGCCCGGCCGCGTTGACCGCCGTGATTTGCTCGCCCGCTGCGGTAGCGACCATCGTCTTGCGGATCTGTTCATAAAATTTAATCTGCTGTGCGGTCAGTGGCACTTCGCGCGTGGTGTACAGCAAGTCGGGAAGATCCAGGCATTCCGCTTTCGTGAACCGGATCGCCGGCTGCAGGAGGTTGTGAACGACTGCCTGGGCCTCAGGACGTGAAATCCAGCGGTACCGCGACACCTTGACCATGACCTGATCTCGGAACCGGCTCTCGAACTGAGGTACTGCGTCAGGGTTTATCAGCTTCGCCAGCCCATAGGCGTCCACGGGCGACTGCGCGGCAGGGGTGCCGGTCATCAACCACAGCCGAGTATCGGGGCGTATCAGCGCCGCGACTGCTTTCCACCTTCGTGTAGAAACGTTTTTCAGGTTAGACGCTTCATCGCATACGATGAGGTCGAATCGAGCGGTGTGTATCGCGTTCTGAACGATGGGTACCCCGTCGTAGTTGATGATGACGAACTCGTAGTCACCGTTGACGATCTGCTCGCGTCGCTCGCGACTCCCCGTCGCGATACCCACCGTGCGGTGCATCACCGTCCGAAACAGGTCCGCGCGCCACGCCGTGTCCATGATCGACACCGGGCAGACGATCAGCACCCGCCGCACTTGCCCTTTCGTCATCAAGTAATCCGCCGCCCATGCGGCCGACGCAGACTTGCCGACCCCGGCTTCGCTTAGCACTAGGCATCGGTTGTGCGTCGCCATGAATGCGGCGGTCTCTCGCTGGTGTGCGAACGGCGTGAACACCCCTGGCCACTGGTACCGCCCCAGAATTGGAGACGGTAGGTTTTTTATCCGCAGATTGCGCAGGATGCGGCATTCATCCTCCGCCCAGTTCACCAGCACCTGAGCCTGATCACCGTTGCGCGCGAGAATCTCACTTCGAGGGATGAGGGCCTTGATCTGGTCCGCCTTGCGGGTGACCAGCAGCAGCGCTTTATTGTCGATTATCTGCATATAATAATTAAACACAGTTAAGCATTATAGCGAAAAAAGCAGGGTGAAGGTTTAATTCACCCTGCAACCACAGAGAAGGAGACGCTCGGCCACTGCTAGCCGGAGCGCTTGAATCATACCACAGCTACGAACCGTTGCGGGACCTGTTCACGCTACGCGGCTGCACCCGCAGATTGCTACGCCCGGTACTCCCGTTGCTGCGCAGCGGCACGATATGGTCCACGTCCTTGCCGTCACCCTTGCGCACGCGGCCTTCCCGCTCCAGTATCCGCCGAGCCTGCACCCGTGCAGCACGCCGCTTGATCTGCTCCGGCTTGCCGTGAAACGTCTGGTACTCAGTTTTGTAATCACGAGCGCTTTTAGCCATCACCCACTCCTGTATTCGCACACGTCCTGCGATACTGGGCAAAATTTACACAACCCACTAGGAGTGGGGTTCCATGTGTTCACATCCGTTGCATTGCCGATCCGATCCACATACCCCGCCCAGCGGGACAGGATGTCAGGAAGTTGCTCCCGAGTATGTTCGGTCTTCACGACATTGCCTGCTACTACGAATGCCAGCAGCCCCTTCACCAGGGCAACTGCCGGGTAGTGCACCATGACCAGCGCTGCCATCAGTTCTAGCTGCGCCGTGTCTGCAAACCGTGCCGACTTCCCGGTTTTGAAGTCTATGCATCGTGCCATATGCTTCGCTTCGTTGATGACCAGCACATCCGGGATACCCCGGATCCACACCTCGGGAGCGTCAAACGCGCATGGGGTGAAGTCCTTGCGCATCCCCAGCTTCAGTTCACACGACAGCACCCCGGACATCGAAGCGATCGTTTTCATCAGCGACTCATGGCGCTGCAGATCCTCAGGCAGAGGGGTGCCTTCCGTCAGATACAGCTCGAACGCCTTGTGCACCCGCTCCCCGTACAGCGTCGCTTCGGTAGGCTGCGACCGGAATCGGCGTAGCACACGTACTTGGTAGTACCGTCGGGCGCATCCTTGGAAGTCTTTTATAGCAGAGTATGAGTAGGTCGCCATGATTTCATGAGAGGTGCCAAGGCTTGAGTCTAGCACGCACCATACGACTCGCCCACTCCCGACTCACAGTCAAGCGGCAGCCCCGTAGCCCACGAAGGTACCCACCGCATGCACGCCTCGACGTATGCCTGCGCCTGCTGGGCTTCCTCCCGCGAAGCTACGCACGCCACCGAGTCGTGCACGGTCAGCACGACTTTGTACTTTCTGGCGATCTTCAGCATCTGCTCAGCGATGATGCATCGCGCAATTGCCTGAGTAAAATTTTCCACTACTTTACCTGAGTATACGTTTGTAGGTGCCCCGCGAGAGTCGTACACCCATGCCGCCTCGCCGCTCTCGGATTGTACTTGGCGCAATCCCGGGTACTGAATATGCAGCCCACTGGG